TAATTTTTGTAATATTCATATTTTATATTTTAAGGGTTACCAACACAACATATCTCCTGCCTTATCCCAACTTCTAGCACCACTTTCGGTTGCTTTGTGAAGTGTATTGTAATCCACATCTAAGTTGGAATTACCGAACTGGCGTTTAAGTTCTGATTTGAACTCTTTAAGGTTTTTAGCCCAAACATCGTTGAACCCACCACTTACCCAATTGAATTGGTATCGGTACTCACCTTTTGAATTTTTTAACAACCTTTCATACTTTGCTCTATGTTTCATAATTTTATATTTTATATTTTATAGTTTATTATCTCTCAATCTTATAAAGCTAATCTACAACTTTTTTTCCACATTTCCAAATATTTTAGGACTTATTTTACAAATAAGTTGGGCCATAATGTGACCATTTAGCAGTTCCCTCAAATATGTTTCCTCTACTATGTTTAGCCGGGGCTCTCCAACTGGCAGGTTTCATTAAATCACCTTTCTTAACCGGAACTCCCATATGGTAACCATCAAACATTGAAACGAACGCCCATACGTGGGTTGAATCCATAATTTTCATAAACTTAGAACCCTTTTTAACCTTTAAAGGGGTATAATCACTATAATAATCACCGGATTCGTGTCTTTTTTTACGGTCTGCATCAACCTTTCCTAACCAAATTTCAAATTGCGTTTTCATATATCTTATATTTTATTTTAACCATAAATTGTAAACATAATCATAACTCACATTTAAGGTCTCTGCAAGTTTCTCAAACAATCTCTCTCTGATTACACTATCGGTAACACCAATGTATCGGTAAACATCCTCACCAACAATCAGTTTATTTAATAGACCGGGAAATGTGGGGGTTTCATTCAATTCTAATCCCAAATCATCGGTTGGGAAGTTCTCTACATAATACTCTTTAATTGTGCTCATATCTTTTATATTTTAATTGTTTATCTCTTAATCTTACATAGCTAAACTACACATTATTTACCATATTTCCAAACATTTTCCCATTTATTTTCACTTTTTTTGTAAAATTTTTTATTGATTATCAACGAGTTATAACGGGTTGAGTATCAATAAGTTATGGGCATAAAAAAAGGGAAACCGAAGTTTCCCTTTTCTATTATTGAATCGTTATTAACTACCGAAAAATACTTCTAAATACGGCTTACCATCTTCTTCCTTTAATTCATAACTTTCTATAAATCGGTGTGATATCATAAAATCATCCAATTTACTGACTTCTTCATACAACTTATCTGCTGCTTTCCAAAGGTCTAACCAAGTCAATGGTATATTTGGTAATTGAATTATTACATCGTTATGAATACCATCGGTAAGGTATTCTGGTTGGATTCCAATAGGTGTGTATACATCTTCTATTTCATTAACACTCCATGTTGTTTGTAAATTGTTTTCATAGCCGATTTCACTTAATTTATCCATTAAGGTTTCAAATTGTTCTTCTGTCATATTATTTTATTTTAATTTTTATAGTTGTAGGGTCTCATATGAGAACATATATCATTTAAGATATTCATTCTTTTAGCTGCTTGAAATCCAGCACCACCCTTTCGTTTCCATTCAGCTCTTGTATTATATTTTAGGGCATCTTCTTTAAGTTCAGAAGGTGTCCATTTTCTTCTTTTAACTTGCATATGTGAACAAATTTCATCTAAGATGCCTAAACGATGTGCAGTTACATAACCACCTCCGTTATTTTTTCTAAAATCAGTCTTTGTATTGTATTTTAAGGCATCTTCTTTAAGTTCATCAATTGTCCATTTTTTATTTTTGGGTAAATCCATATGAGAAAAAATATCATCAGAAATACCTAATTGTAAAATATGTCCATATGCACTTCCATTATTTTTTCTAAATTGAGCCCTACTATTATATTTTAAAGCCTCTTCTCTAATTATATTTATTGAATAGGGTTTTCTTTTAAGTTCCATATGAGTACAAATTTCATTCATAATACCGAATCTTTTAGCATATGAATATGCATTAACACTATTTTTTCTAAATTCAACCCTACTATTATATTTTAATGCTTCTTCTCTAACTTCTTCTTCAGTCCAATATTTTAATTTTGCTTCCATATGAGAACAAACTTCATCTAAAATATTTAAGTTACGAGCAGCATTATATGCAGATGGATTTGAACTAATAAACTCTGCTTTAGTGTTATATTTTAATGCTTCTTCTCTAATTTTATCAGGTGTCCAATGATTTATATTATTAAATTTATAAACAATATCTTTTAATGATGTTGTAGCTACAGTACTTAATTGGTCATCTAACTTAAACCAAGCATTCTTATTCATAAATGATAATGAGTTTGGCAATAGTTCTTCCAAATTTTTAGGTTTAAAATTACCTTTTTTAGTTTTGGATGTAGTTGATTGCTGATTAAGATTTTTATTCCTAGCCAATAATGCATTTGGTATCCTAATATTATATGCGTTTTTACCATTAAAATTTTGATACCAATAATCATCAAATAACATAAACATACAATCCATCCAATCTACAAAATACCCAGCAGTATTTTTTGGTGCTATTTTGTAGAATACTTTTTTATTATTATTTTTTGATTTTCTCATTAATCTACCAACAATTTGCATTACAACCTCAAAATTTTGAGTAAAAGTCATATCAATAACATTGTATAAATCTGGAAAATCAAATCCTTCTTTACCTCTATTAACTGCAATTAATACTTTAATATTAGGATTATTTTCAAATTCAGTAAATGTTTCTTCTGGTATTTCATCCAAATTTTTACTATGTGAGGTTAATACACCTACCCCCAATTCTTTAAAATATTTATCTAAACATTTAGCTTCAGGAATTCCGTGAGCAAATATAATACTTTTTTCTAAAGTACCAAATACACTAATTGCATTTTTACTAACATTATTAAGTGTACTCATTGATTTATTTGGAAGTTTTAATTTTTTAATCAATTGAGATAGTACATCTCTAAATAATTTCCTATATTTTTTACTATCAATACGAGTATCTTCTTTTAATGAACCTAATAAAGAGTTATAATCTAATTTAGTGAGTTCTAATGATGAGTGTAACACTTGAAGGTCTACATCAGAAAGTAATCCTTTACCATACATTTCTTTTACCGATGTATAATCAATAATAAACTTATCTTTCTTTTCATTAAACTTAAATGGAGTACCGGTAAGTAATGATTGATATTTTGGTTTAAGTGTATCTATAATTCTCTGTATAGTTTTTGCAAAGTACCATTTATGCGCTTCATCCAAAACCATCCATTTAATTTTACAACCTTTTAGTATCTGAATATTAGTATCATTAAGTAATTGAGGAAGTACGATAATAACTTGTATTTTGTTATTAACAGCTTCTTGTAATTCTTTACGATTTTTTACAGCTATCCAAGTGAATGATGCGGGGATATCTTTAAAAAAGAATTGAAATTGCTTTACAAAATTACCTCTTAATATAGTTTTATCAGAAGGCAATATTAATGTAATATCATTTCTCGTTAAGATACCATTGGAGTAGTACAATTCGTATCTAGCTGCTGTCATTAATGTTTTACCACCCGATGTACCCATAGCCGATACGTGTGGTTTTTTTGGGTTTACATACTCTAAAATATTTCTAGCAGAATAGTCTCTCATTTCAAGACCTCTACTTTCAAAAATATCTTTTAATTGTTTTTCTAAATTCATTTATTTATGTTTAAATTTTATAAAGCTAATATACAACCTTTTTTTGGTATTTCCAAATATTAATCCTCTTTTTTCACAAAATTTCCCTTTTCATCCCTCCTCATATTCCTACTACTCAAAAAGACCCTTCTTTCATCATACATCCTTTGACCGGCTTCCTGTCCGTTCCTCTCAATAAACCATTCTAAGGAGAATCTACCCTTAGCCTTCTCCTTTTGTTTGGATTTAGTATCCTCTGAATGGGTTTTACCGAACATACCATTCTTATCGCCCTTTGTAAGTTCTTTCATCTTACTAATAAACTCTATATATTCATCAGTATCCCTCCTACCATACCATACATCCCCACCTTCACCTTTATATATTGCATTTAATCCCTTTTTAACTGAATTATAGGCAACTATCAGTTCTTCCTCTACCTTTACTGATTCAATTGGGTCAACCTCACATATAATCTCTTTCTGAAAATTATCCCATCCATATTTACGAACTGCTTTATACAAAGGAAAATCTAATTTCTTATGATATGCTGCTCTATAATGGCCATACATCCTATCATCGAAATCAAAAGTACGTCCAATATAAACTTTTCCATTAGGTGCAGTTAATTTATAAATTTTATCCATAGAATTGTGTTTTATTATAAATATAGTTCTATGTGAGTAAACCGCATAAAAAAAGGGAAGAATTTCTTCTCCCCTTTTTTATTATTGAATCGTTAGTTTGATTCAGTTATCGATTGTTCTTTATCTAAATTAGATAGAAGCCAAATCTTTAACATAAATCTTGCCATAAAATTCTGGACGCACCATCTTCTTAGCGTAACGAGTCATAACACCACGGCGAGGCGTGAAGTTAGATGGGTCGTACACTAATGGAGTCATAATCAATGGTACATATGGAGCATAAACCGCACCAGTCTCAAGGAAGTTACTTCCTTTGAATCCTAATAAGATTTCGTTAGAAGTCATATAAGGGTTCTTGTAAACTGTGTAACGAGATGCCAAAGAACCTACTTGAGATACACCAGCTGCGAAAGATGTAGCATCTTTATCCGCGTTTACTGAGAAACCAGGAATTGATTCTAAGATAGTACAAACATCTGGAGATGCAACGATAAAGTTAGCACCACCACGAAGAGTTAATTGATGAATCTTGTTAGAAACTTTGTTCAATTTAACACCTAATGTTTGGAACCATGTATTTTTTTGGTATGCCAAAGATGAGCTACCACCAGTCCAAACACCATTTATTAATTCTTCACCAACTGTTGCTGACCAATATTCGGTTGTCAACGCGTTAGACTTTAACATATCTAAGATTTCTAAATCAATCTCTAAAGAGATGTATTCAGATAACATAGAAGTTAATTCAGCTTCAGCATCGATTGAATGGTATGCATTCAAATCTTGTGCCAATTCTGGTGTCCACACTGCTTTCAACTTACGAGTCTTAGCAACGATTGCCTCAGAACGTAATTCTAAGTCAACTTCAGGAATACCTAAATCAGTTGCTGGTTCAGTAATAGCATTGTTTGAAACGCCATCTTCAAAATCACCACGAGTTATAGAAGTTGGAGCTAATGAATATTTAACTACTGCTGCATTAGTACCACCATTTGGCATCAAATTAGCGTAGAATACTACGTTTGAACCAACTACTTCAGTATGTGCAGGGTAGAATGTATCTGAACCTGTCATAGCCGAAGATGAGATATGGAATGAACGTACTGCATCAAAATCTGCTGCAGTTGAAATGTTTGATTTTGCAATAGTTACTTTTTTCAAAGAACCATAAGCTACTGATGCAGATAATGATGAATCATAATTTACATCTGCCCATGTTGCTGATGAAGTTACAGCATTACCTGCTGTTACATCAATTGATTTGTCGTTAATTGTGTAAGAATATCTTCCTTCACCATAAAGACCATTTACAGCTGATTTAGTTCTACCGAAATCACCATCGAATGTAGAAGTACCAGAACCACCAAATAATGATTGACCATTAAATTTAGTAGCACCTGCTACTTCAGTTCCGTATTTGAAATCTAGATAGAATATAAGACCTGAAGGTAAGTTCATTGGTTGAACTGAAACGAATTCTTTCGCTGCAATTTCACCAAAGATTCTTCTTACTAATGGTAAAGCTACGCCAGACCATTCTTCAGAACCTGCTGAAGTACCAGTTGCGGTAGCTTCATCCAATAATTGTTTCGCTTGGTTCTCTAATAGAACTGCGATTTGAGATTGCTCTCTTTCTTTTAAACCTTCTAAAAGACCAGTTGCTTCCCATTTGCTTTTCAATTGACGTGTTTCAGCCAACATTACCGCTTGTGGGTTCTTGCCTTCCATAAGTTTAGATAAATTAAAATTTGCCATTTTATTTTTTCTCCTTTGGGGTTGTTTTTTTTTGTTTATTTAATATTTGCTAATTTCTTGAAACGTTCTGCCATAGAATTGCTTTCTGCTATAATTGTTTTTGGAGCAGTTGAAGCAACTTTTTTCGATGCGAATGATTCATTCATTTTAGTTTGTTGTTTTACCTTCTTAGCAGTTCCACCAATTTTCATTGATTCAGCTAATGTAGAGAAAACTAACTTTACTTCTCTAACGTTTTGAGTTCTATCTAAAGTTTCAACAACTTTATGTTTTTGCTCATTAGTTAAATCGTAAGAACGGAATAATTTGTTAGTATACAATAATTTTGCATTTAACAAGTTTACTTCGTTGATTGTAGATTTCAAAGATTTGATAACTTTGTATGCTTCTTCTAAATCAGCTTGTAATTCAGCTTTTTCTTCATCAGCACCTTCTTTCATTTCCTCTTCTTCACCTTCCATTTTTTCGTCATCACCATAACCCATTTCACGTAAGATTTCGTCTAAGTCGATTTCTTCGTCTTCTTCGGATACTGGTTCTGCTTTTTCGTCACCTTCTGCAACAGCTTCTGGTTTTTCTTCCTCTTCAACATACTCAGGTTTTTCAGTTTCGAATTTTACTTCGCCTTTTTCGTCACCTTCTTCTGTCATTGGGTCGTTTTTACCATCTAACTCTTGTTCTAGTTCTCTGATAATTTCTTCTAAATCGAAATCATCTTCATCCATAGGTTCAGGTTTTTCTTCTTCAGAAATTGCTCCAGTTGGGTCGTCGTTAACACCATCACCATTTTCATCTTCATCAGATTCTGCGATTGTGTTGTTTTCGTCTTCTTTACCTGGTGTTGCTGTTTCTTTGTCAGTATCACCTAATTCTGTGTGTGCATCAGTTGAGATACCCTGTGGGTCTTTGTTCTCAACATCGCCAAATTTTGTGCTGTCTGCATCCGATGTGTCATCTGCACCATACTCTTCAGTTACATCTGCTGTCTCATCTTCTTCACCTTCCATTTCGGCTGTGATTTTCTTAGATAAGATAGATTGTAAACGTGGAGTAAAAGCTTCCTCTAATGCGATTTTAGCATTAGCGATTGCAGTTTCACGTACGGCTTTAGCATCAGCAATTGCATCTTTCAACAATTTTGAATTTGCCATTTGTTTTCTTCCTTTACTTTTTTTTCTGAAAATATTGAGTGATTTTCAATCGAATTGATTAAGTTAGTTGTTCGGTGACCTCACATAAGGGTGGGTATTCATTAACCAACGGGATAAAATTAAACCTACATTAAGTAGGTTATTATAGAAATAAATATATAAATGTTTACGAAACCGCAAAATTTATGTAAAATATTTTTAATCTCTTGAGGTGTCTTTATCTGATTGAGGTGTTTTTTTACTAACTTTCTTTTTCTTTTTAGTAAAAAACCTAATCGTTCTATCACCATCTGCAATCTTACTGAGAGCAACTCTTTTTTGCTCTTCTCTGATTGCCTTTTGTTTTTGTAATCGTCTTTTTGTAGTAGGTTTAACGTATTCCTTTCTTTCTCTTAGTTCTAAGAGGTGGCCAGATTCCATAACCTTTTTTTTGAATTTCTTTAAAGCCTTTGCAATGTCTCCATTACGAACTTCGACTGTAACTCTTGATAATCCGCTCATTAATTGTATTTAAATTGTGTTTGTAACTTATTTGGTAATAAATATGTCTTTTATAGATTATTTGCTTAAAAGGAACAATGCTTCTTCAGCTTCTTGTTGATTTTTAATCTTTGGGTCTTTATACATATCTACTTTATATCCTCTTAATGCATTTGATAAGAATATCATATACTTAGGATGTCCTAATTTTTCTTCTAACGTAGAAAGTGAATCATAGAACGATTGCTCGTTTCCTTTATTCATTTTTTCTGCTGCTTTGAATTCTTCTTTGTGTTTATCGATGTATGATGCAGTTGAATCTTTATATCCATGTGCTGCTTCTTTTACTGATTCTGTTTCTAATTCATACGCAGGTACTTCAATTGAATAGTATTGACCAATATCTACGATATAAAATGGAGAACCGGGTGTTTTACCATCAAAACGAACAATTTTACCAGATTTACCGCCGCGAAGTTTTACTTTTGTTCCTGGTTTTAAAATTGGTTTTGCTTCTTCATTTAATTTTCCTTCTTTTATAGATTCTTTGAATAGATTTGTAATTATTCCACCTGAAACGTAATCAGGTAACATTTTTTCTAAATCTTTATGGGATACTTTACCCATTTTTTCAACTTTATCTGCGAAAGCCTTAGTTGATTGATTTTTTCTCATTTTATTTGCAATGAGTTTTGCATCAACTTTTTTATCAGAAACTTCTTCGTTTACGGATTCTACTAAATGTAGAACAAAATCACCATTACCATTTGATTTTACTACTTTATATTCTTTTTTCTTACCACCAGAATTAATAGTAATTTTTTCACCCACTTTAAGTGCGTTTTTATCACCAGTTTTTAATACAGCAGGTCCATCGTAATCTTCGTTTACTTTACCACAATCAACACAATTAGTTTTAGATTCTTCTAATGGCCATTGTTTCAACCACTTTAACCACTCTTTAGTATTCCAATCGTTTCTTTGTCTTGCATCTACTTTATAGTATTTTGCAAATACATCTTTTAATTCTGATTTGTAATTAGCAAAACCGGGTATTTTAGATGTAATATTTACAAATTCATTTGCACTAGCGTAATGTTCCATTGAGTTAGATAACATATCTACTAATGCCAACATTGCTTTATCATTACCTAACGCTTCGTTTACTGATTCATTCTTTGGAACACAATTAGGAACTTGAGCACCACCTTTACCTGGTTTCATTCCTATCATCTCATATCCTTTCCAACATGGGTCTTTCTCCCCACCTTGTAATTTACCATCTTCTCTCAATCCCAAACGTTCTCTCATTTGTTCTTCAGAAATTTCACCAATTTTATAGTAACGAGATAGGATATGACCCATATCTTCGTATAATCCATGTAATCTTTGGTCTAAGTTCTTTGCTTCTATTGCAACTTGGTCAAATGATTTACCTAATTTGGTTAATTCATTCATATTACGTTTAACAGTATGTGCATCAAACCAATCATCTGCTTCGTTTACCGCCAATTCTCTAGCTGCATCGGTAATACCACCCAAAGTTTCTGCTATCTCAGTAATATCTGATTTTCTATCCATCATTTCTTGATACTTGTTGTATGTAGAAACGATTTCTAAGAAATGTTTTTTTACTTCGTTAGAAAATCTTTTTGGTTCTTCACCCTCTTTAACTATCTTTGATAAACGTATCATTTAATATCTCCTATTTTACTAATTTTACTAATTTTATTGATTCTGATTTAAATGGATTAAATAATCCTCTACTATTCACTTCCTTTTCAGTAGATGGTGCAACTTTTGCATTTTGTTGATGTTTGCTCTTTATTGGATTATATTTTTCCAATTCGTCAACATTAACATTACCATCTGCATCGGTTTTAACCTCACCATATTTATCATCACCCATTCTTACAATACCAACTGTCTTTGTTCTTGTATTATATACTAAATCATCTTTTTTGAATTTACCTTCATTTGTAGTATCTTTTGTTTTAAGTACGTCTGCAAATGTATTTTCAATTTCATCCATCATATTGAATTCATTTAATTCATCCCAATCAAATGATGTTTTTAATTTAGTCCAATTTATTTTTTCGTTTTTAGGTGCGCCTGATACAATTGTCCAAATCAAGTCATTACATGCTTTTATTTTAGCATCTTTATCTTGTGAATATTTAGGATTATCTAATTCTTTTATAGTAGTATCATATACTGCTTTAACATTGTTGTATGCTAACTCTTTTCTAGTATAATGTATATCAGCTAATTTTTTAGCTGCAGCTTCTCTTTTTTTCTTAAAGTATGGAATTATATCTAATAGGTCTTCATTTACCATTTTTGATAACGAAAGTCTACCTTCATTCTTCATATATGGTTTATTATCAAATACTGATTGAATTAAATCCGCTTCTTTATGAAATCCATTCATCCTTAATGTAAATGCTATACCATCTGCTGCATCGACTCCATCCCATCCTGATGCTTGTGATACATCCGTACCATAATCATCAATCTCACCAGTTCCGTTCATATAAACCGAACCATCTGCCGAATTCTTACGAATATCAGCCATTTTCTCTTTATACTTAGGGTCTTTGATTGACGGATATTCAGGTTTCTTTGCAAATTCAGGTTTTCCCTCAATCGCTGCTACTAATTCTCTTGCCTCACTATGGAAGTTTGAATCAGTTAGTGCAGAAACTGCTGCTTGAAACATTGCTTCTTTATATTTTTCATTACCCAACTTTTGTGGAGTAATTCCTGATTTCTCAGCTAATTTCTTAGCATCTTTATTTACCGATGGATTACCTGGTCTTTTCTTTTTAGGTTCTGACGTTGGTGTATCCGCTTTAGGTTCTGCTGCAGGAGTATTAAATATATTTGCGGTTGGAGTAGATGCCTTTTTAGAAGTATCTCCCCCTTTACTATCTGCTTTTGAGTGAGTTCCTGCTTTGATTGCAGAATCTCTACTATCCTTTGATTTGAACACCGATGTTTTACCGGTCTTCTTATTAGTAGCAGTAAACGTTTCTTCGTTAAGTAAATTATTTAATTTAATCATTAGTTGATGTTCCTATATTTTAAAATCCTATTGAGACTGTTTTATTATCAAATTCTATCCAACGTATTTTTAGTGAAATTAATAATTTCAAATCACTAACATCCATTCTCCAATTTTTTTCTGCCATTTCAATATCAGCGATATTACCATGAATACCATCCCAAATTGTAATAACTTTACCATTAAAGAATTTTAAGAATTGTTGTACTTGTTTTTGTTTGTTAGAATCTAATTCTTTTAATTCAATTTCTGATGCCTCTTTAATTACCCTTTTAGTTTCAGTTAATACAGTTTTATGTGTATAAAGGTCTAACTTACCATCGGCTTTAATCTTAACCTCATAGTTAGTCTTACGAATATCGTTATGACCACCCTTAAAAGGTGTATCACCAACTTCTTTCTTAATACTACCCATTTCTATTTTGTTATCTCTTAGATAATCTTGTATTGAAAATGCCATATTGTATCCTTTATGCTAATTCAGTAATGATTTCTCTCATAAGGTCTTGTGCCTTACAATACTCACCACAAACTATAGCTTGTTCTTTTAATTGTCTATTTACTGATTCATTCATCGTAACCGGTGTCATAAATGCACCATGTGTAGATGGGTTAGAAACAAAATCCCAACCAATCAGTTCAAAATCATCACCCACTTTTACTTTACCTTCGCCAATGTTAACTACCGAACCCATACCACGAGAGGAAATACCCAAAAGGATACCTGCTCTTAATAATTCTTTTAAGATGTTACCTGATGGGGTTGGTAGAATTTCTACTGTCCCACAAAGGTCATCACCTTCCCAATGAATTTCTTTTACGTTATGTGAAACATTCTTTAAGTTGATAATACCAGAATCTGGGTGGTCTAATTCCCCTAATGCACGTCTTTCTTTAATAAGAACTTCGTATTTCTTTGCTTCACGCATTAGAATTTCTTTAGGGTATATACGACCATTTTGGTTTTCTGCAACCGCTCTTTGAAGAATACCTTTAACTAAGGTTCTACCACTTGAATCTTCATTCAATTTTCCTTCAAATAATGTTGTTTCTATTAATAAATTTTTCATTATGCTCCCCACGTTTTTCTCTTTTTAAAGAGGTCAAAAAATATTGCAGATACTTCTCTACGAATAATATCACGAATAAGTTTTTCATCCTCAGTTGTGATTTCTTCTTTGACGATACCCCATTTTACTTTGGTTATCTCTTCGTTAATAATATCTAACAATCGTTTTTTTGTCATTGTTATTATTTCAATTTTAAACTGCGTTGTGCGTTTGTTAAACCACTAATAATAGATTCAATAGCTTTTTTAGTTGCATCTTCATCCTTAGAAAGAACTCTTTTCTCTAATTCCTTAGTGTTCATTTTTAAAAATTTAACAAATACGTTATGAACAGTATCCCAATCTTTAACTTCTTCGTTTACTGATTCGTTTGCTTTTTTACCAGCTCTTAAATCTGCTAAATCATCACTACCGATATCACCGTCTTTATCAACATCTAATTTCTTTTGACCACCAACTAATTCTTCATTCTTTTCACCCTTACCATTCCATGCTGCATCAATTTTATCAAAGAATGCTTTCTTTTCATCATCTGACATAGATGGAATTGATTTTCCAGCCTTATCTAATGCGGTTTGAAAGAATGCTTGATATTCACTTTCTTCCGTCATTACTCCTTTGATGATTTCTTTTAATCGTGTACGTGATATTTTCATTATTTTTCTATCTCCTGTATTGTTTTCGCTATGTTGATTAATCGTTCCTTTATCTTATAAATATGTCCGTGCGTTCTTTTCCAAAATGTATCGGAACTCAATTCATTCATAGTCTTAATTTGATTATACCAACGGAAAAAAGTTTCAACTTCTTTTAATTGATATTTTAATTCTCTCAAACCAGTTGCTAACTTCTTATTAGCATGCATTGATTCATCATTTTTCAATTCTAACCAACGATTTACCGGTCTTTGAATTTTCTTTCCCTCTGATAAACTCTCATCCATATGTTCCAAACCATATTTCATAATAGTTTTATCATCTAACATCTTACCATTAAGAGTAAACATACGTTTACCTTTATAATAAACTGACCAATTACCTTGTGGGGTTGCATCGACCGTAATATTCTTTAAATCTTTTATACTTCTATCATTAACTTGAATAGCATCTAAGAATTTTTCTGCTTTTGGGTCTAATGCTTCATTAACACCCTCTCTTGTATCTAAATCAAAATATATTTTATTTTTAACTTTTTGAAATGCGTCAACTGCTGCTTTATTATTACCTATAAATCCCATATTCAGTCCAATCTCATATGAACGAACACCTTTTTTAGCTAATGCCGTAATTTGTTTTACAACATCTTTTGATACTATTTCTTTAGGAGTTTCTACGTGGATAAGATGTTTTAATGCTTCCGTTATAGATTCGTTTGTTGATACAAATAATCTTACTGAAAGAATTACATCTTTATCTATATTTAAACTTCTTACTTTATTTTTTTCTAAATCGTAAGCCGGATTGATTGTATTTGCTTTAGCAATTACACCATCTTTAATAAAATGTGGCTGTAATCCAGAGTAGTTATCATCTCTAAACATAAAAACATCTTTAGGAGAATCCTTAGATATTTTAATTATTTTCTTTAAACCTTCTTTACCGATAAAACATCCACCTTCACATTTACTCCCACCATAAGTTTTACCTTTTTGTAATGATACTTCGTTTACTGATTCGTATTTAATCATATCGGGGTCAAACTTGTCAAAATTCTTCTTTGCCCATTTAACGGCATCTTCGTATGAATTAAATTTAATCCTATCTTGCTTGAATCCCTTTTTCTTATTAAGAAAATCAATATAAACTTTGTCTTCGTTTATGGATTCATCAATATTGTTAATATCATTATTTACTAATGTATAACCGAATTGTGTTGCAGTTTTTTTTCTTTTTTTATCAGAATTTTTACCAGAAAAGGCATGAGGAGTATCGTAGCCATCAACATTACCTGTCACATTGGCTTCATCTAATTCATCTTCGACTTCCTTAATAAGTTCGTCTATAAAAGATTTAATATTTTTTTCTGACATTGGTTATTTCCTTTATTAATTCGTATGATATCATCAACGCTGAAACTTGTTCATCCGTAATTTTCTTTCCTATCTTTTGTGTTTTTAAAACATTGATAGTTTCTTTTAATTTAATTTTTGTGATTTTATCATTAACTTCGGAATGTAATTTGTGAAGTTCGGTTACTACTTTCTTTAATTGTGAATCATAGTATTCACCAAATTTAGATGTATTATTAACATTATTAATAAATTCTCTTAAAAGACCTTTTTGGTCGTCGTTTAAGTTAGTGTATTTACTATTAAATGTTTCAACTAATATTTTATATGTCAACAATCTCAAATCCTTTTCTTGATTCTTATATGTTTCCATTAATTTATCTTCAATCTTTTTAATAGATACTGTGGTTGTAGATACGTGTTCTACTAATGTAATCTTAGCATCAAATACATCCTTAACATTAGTTACATCTTGTATCTTTGCTTCAAAAATCTTATGAACCGATGCCAATACTCTATAATTAGAAACAGGAGAGGCAACAAATTCTTCAATATCGAAATTTTCTTTAATAGCTTTTACTAAATTATACTTTTCTCTTAATAATTTAGTTTCATCTAATTTAGTACGAGTTTCGATGATAGCATCAATAAATTTTTCTGCTTTACTTTCTGAATTATATTTTTCAGTTGTAAGTAAATTGAATAAACGCAATTCCTTTGCTAATTCGGTTTTACCACCAAAAAATTCTTGTACTATTTTTTTAGCCTTCTCAACTGGAGCATTATTTAAAATCTCCAATGTGATTTGACGAGTTAAGAGTTCAAATAAAAACCCTGTATTTTTAAATTTCGAATGTTTAATTTTTTTCATTGTATTTTAAATCCTTATTTTGATAGACTCAAATTTCTATATATAAATATAAAAAATTCTAAGTTAGATTAATTTTCCGTATCATCGATAATATTAGTTTCATCTAACATATCTTTAGTTTCGTGTAAATATTTCTTTTTTGATGAAATCCCATTGATGTAATTCATTGCTTTTGTTTCAGATGTTCTACTTCTCTTTGAAGTTCTCTCATCATCACCTAATGGGTCTCTTCCATAAGGATGTTTGTCTTTACCATAAGTATTACCTTCGCGGGGTCTACCACCTTTATCCTTCAATTCTGTTTTAAGATTTTCCAAACTTTCTTCAACATCGGTTGGTTTTGGAGGATTTGCAGGGTCATTACCATCATTTTCTATTGAGTTGTAACGGAATACATCCTTTAAATCCTCAACCACTTTACCTCTTTGTTCGGTTTGTTCGGTTTCTGATAATTTAAATATATTTTCATATATCCAATCTTTAGATAACATCTTTAATGCAGCCATATCAGTTGCTAAACGAATTTTCTCACTCCATAGGTTTACTTTCTCTTGTTCGTAGATTGTAGATGGGTTAACTAATCCAATTTCAAAGTTAGTCATTTCAGAATCTTGTATACCATTACCATATAAATGGATAACTGCTATTTTAGATAATTCTGAGGTAACTGTTCTTTGGATTCTTTCAATTGTTCTTGCAAAACGAACATCTTCTGCTGCTAGGGTTGCTTTACCATTTACATTTTCATCATATCCCAAATATGCTTTAGGAATTTTTAATGCAGCAAATAATTTAGCTTTTAGGTAATCAATATCTTCAATTGAAGCATATTCTAATCCTGCTAAGTTTTCAATAGCAGTTCCACTATCACCACCTCTTACCGGTAGATAAAAATCTTCCGTAAGGTTTTGCATATTATACTTTAAATTGTAATCACCACTTGTCTTATCTAAGAATGGAACTTTTTTCATCTTATTGATAATCTTTTGCATGTAGTTATCAACTTCGGTTGGTGGAATATTACCAATATCAATTTTAAATACTCTTTTTTCAGGTGCTCTCATAATACGATGGATTAACATCGCATCTTCCATCAAACTCAATTGTTTCCATAACCTTCTACCATTCTCAATCATTGATTTACCATAAGGTAACCAGTTGGTATCAGATAATAAACGGAAATGTGCCATTTCAAAGTTATCATACTCTACTTTACCGATTGGGTCTTCTTGTACTTTAAATTTAACAAGTGATATATTTTCAGGGTCGTGTCCTTCTATTCTTTCAGTATTA